ATTGAATTGATTGAATAAGTTAAGAAGAAAACTCGTGACTCTTACATACATTTTAAGCTCCTTTCAAGTTAGTATTATTGTATAGTTCTGCGTATAAAAGTCTTACCGCACGTTCACAAGTCGCTGGCACGACACCATTGCCCAACAACCTTAGTCGATCAGTTCGGTTGGCAACTGGGTTAACCCGACAGGGACGCCCATTAGTTGCTCCACCCAATTCGGTGACAACTGTTCTCGGTTCTTCCCACTCGTGTTGTCGTTCGTTGGGACGGGCGGGGAAGCTGGGTCGATCTGTTCCTTCCCCTCGACTAGTTCCGCTAGACCTCTTCCATACCCCTTGGTCGTCCGTCCTGGTTCTTGTGATCTTATCGTTGGGAACATTGACATCTGATTGAGATCGCGACCTAAGCACTTCTGCCCGCTGTCCACTCTCGTCCTCGCTCCTTCGACGTGATCCGATGCTTGAGGTGTCGCCCAATTTTCGGGCAAGGATGAAGACACGTTTTCTTCTATGGGGCGCTCCAACTTCGTTCGCTGAAGCCACGCACCACGACGTTTGGTAACCTCTTTCTTCCAAGTCTCGGAGGACATATTTAAGTACGGGTTCTCCGTCTCCTGTTTTTGCGGTGATGATCCCTTCAACGTTTTCGAGCAACACGAGTCGAGCTTGGCAAGCGGTAATTCCATTTGCGATCCAAGGGTAGAGGTGTCGTTCGTCGTCGGTTGATTGTCGTTTGCCAGCGGAGGAAAAGGGTTGGCATGGGAAGCCCGCAGATATGACGTCCACGCATCCACGAAACTTGTCGTATGGGAACGTTTTAGCGTCCGTGAAAACAGGAGCTGCATCCATTTCATTCGCTTCGCCCTTCGCAACCAAGTTTGCAATTGGGAATCCTTCCCTCTCCACGTAAGCGATTGTTCGCATGTTTGGGAAAACTCGTTTAAGTCCGATTCCGACCCCATCGTATCCGCTACATAGACAGAGGTGATGGACGGGTGCTTCGGTAATATAATCATTATTCATTTGGTTAGGTGTTTGGTCACGACTTAGACACAGGAAACCGCTCCCGTAGCTATACGCAACAGATGTTTTGTCTCTTAAGTTCTTGTTATTTTTAAATAAGTTAGGAGAAAAACTCGTGACCTGTACAACAAAAGGAACTCCTTTTAAGTCCCTTGTGTATACCAATTTCACCACGCCCGCTAGGCTGTAAGTGTTGGTCAGTAAGGACTTGGGTGTATCACCTTGAATTGCTTGAGTCACGAGATTTCTTTCTTTTTCTATGTTTTGGTCACGACTTGGTCACGACTTTCCAACGCATCCCTTGCCTTCTCCAAAGACTTAGGTGCGAGGTGAGCGTAACGTAACGTTGTACTGATCGAGCTATGTCCTAACCACTCCATTACGACGGGTAAAGACATGCCTCGCTGGACTAATCTTGACGCACACGTATGACGCAAGCAATGCGGTACGAACTCGTCATCATTACCAAGACCAATCAGATGCTTCATCGTCTTCCAACAATGACTAAACGCATCCTGGGTGAACGTAAACAATCGCTCGTTACCTTGTTTTAAGTTGCGTTGTAACGCGTCACAAGCGTCGTGAGTAAGCGGTACAGATCGAGACTTACCATTCTTGGTATCCCATAAATGTATCACTCGTTCTTCAAGGTTCACATCGCGACCAAGAAGTTTAAACAACTCACCTGTACGTAATCCTGTACACGTAAGTATCTTGACGAAGTCTGCCATCTCAGCACGTCCCATCTCTTTGAACTTGCCGACCATAGCCGACTCTTCTTCCGCTGTGATCCAACGGACACGTCCTTTTGGTTCTCGCTTACGCTCGATCAACGGCATACGTGCGATGTAACCCCGTCGGTATGCGTGTTTGAGCATCTTCGATAGAGCCGCCAAACGTCGGTTAATTGTGGCGTTTGCTTTTCCATCGCGTTCAAGCTCGTACACTAGATCATCGATCACACGTTCGTTTACATCGCGTACTGGACGACTAGCACCAACACGTAAGTAAACATCCTTCGCGTTCCGCCACAGGCTCATCTCGGATTTACATCCACGCCAGTGTCGGTTAAGCGTTTCTTCAGCGAGTTCACGTACGTTCATACTGACTGCTGTTACATTCGCGACTTCATTCGTGATGTCGATGCCAAGCTTGTCCTTTTTCTCGACCTCTTTTAACCACGTATTCGCCGCGTCATAGCTGTCAAAGCTCGGACGAAGTCGTCCTTTGGTTGTTCTGACATCGACTTGAAATCGCTGATGTCTCTGTTTTATTTGACCCATATACTTCTCCTTTCGTTTTAATAACATAACGGCGACTTTTTAAATAAGCTCATCCTCGTTATCAACCTTAATTTTTACGGCTTTCTTTTTATTAAACATCCAATTGTGGTCGCTGAATCCGCGGTTCTTCGGACGCTTTCTTGGCGTGTTAGTTCGATAGGTTTTTCCATTCTTGTCTATACCTAACTGGTTCTGCGACCAAAAATGTTCAAACGCTTTATCGACGCTTTCCCAACTAAGGAATGGATCAATGTGCGGTAGCTCGTCGTCGTTCATAGTAATACTTTCTTGGTTATAAGCTTATCGCTGATGCCTTGTTCGGACACGTGATTATCGTTACTCGCTGTGAAACTACGGCGATCAAGATGCCATACTTCTCCGCCTAACTCGCGTATCATCTCAGCTTCGTTGTCAAAGCGTAGATCATCGACGACCAAAGGCGTTACAGCTGTGTCGGTTAAACACTCGATCAGACGGACACGTAACAATTTAATCCATATATTTTGATCGACCATTTCACGTCCCCATTCCGTACCAAGCGTCTGTAATAAGTAGCGAGCCGTAACATCGAAGTAAGGTATCTTCTCGTCCTTTTTGTTAAGCACGTACTCATTCGGAAAGACGGCACACAGCATCGATTTAAGAGGCGTTGCAAAGCTGAACACGTGTCCAGTCTTGCCAGCTAAGAACGACGCGTAAGTCGATTTACCCACGCCTTTATGTCCGCATAAAGCAATTAGTTTAGGTTGTAGTGTCATAAGCTTTCGTTTGTCTCCTTTTCGTTATCATCGTCGTTGTCGTGTAAGTATTTAGTTTGTTTTATAAACGCTTCTTCGTCCCATTCTTCGCGTTCCCAATAGTAATAGTCAGGTGCGAGGTTAGGACGTGGCGGATATCGATCTTCTTCTTCAAAGTATTTACTCATTGTTGTTTGTCGTATTGGTTGAATTGTTTTTTGGTTGATGTCGCGATCCACTCCCAAAAGTACTTCCACGAACCGTCGGCGAACACGTAAATTAATTCGCCGTTCTTGGTGCGTTCAAGTTTCGGTTGGATGGTAGATCGTCGGTTAGTAAAGAGTCCGCTTGGTAGTGTCATACTAGTCGTGTTTCTATTTCTTCTCGCGTCATTACGTCCACGTAAATCGGTGTTCCTTCGCCCACGTACGCTGTAAACGTATTGAACTCAAGATACTCTAACGCTTCAGTCGGTTTCATGTTGTCGCGTTTTACTAACACGTCAATCATCTTCCAAGCGTCGTATACTACGCGTTCAACGCCGTTGATGCGGTCGGATGTAATGCCGATTATAGCGGAATCGAATCCGTCGGCGAAACGCGTTTGTGGCTCGCTCATACGTAATATTCTTGAGGGTTAACGCCGATTTCTTTTTCTTTCACAACGTGTGTTATTTTTAAGTTGTCCACATCTTTATTAGTGCTTAGCCGTTCATACTTTTCTACTGCGTCTTCATAGTTGTCAAAACAATCCCAATCTTCTTCGTACTTCTGTATATTGCCGTAAGTTTTACGACACCACACTACGTAATAAGGCGTGTCGCTCATCGGTCGCCTTTCTCCCAATATAAGAAGCCAAAGCCTAGTAGTAAGATCATGGCAAGCGTGAATAGTGTTATTATGTCCATATTATTTTTCGGTTACTTCTTTTAGTAATTCATAGCTAACATGGCTACTAATCCACGTACGGAAGTCGTTACCACGAAAGATTTCGTTAACGTCAAGGTTTTCATCGTCGAAGTACTCAGCGTTACAATTAGCTACAACCTTTCTTAGGTCACGTATTAGCTTTTCTTTGTTGTCGCTTATCCAGTTGATCTTCGCGATTTCTTCGTTGAGTTGTTCGTGTTGTATGTTGAATAATGATTGTTCGTTCATAATTTCGTTTATTAATGTTAGTCGATTGTTATGTAAGACTCATCTCCGTCGTCGATTTTGTCATCCATAAGCTCACGTAAAATCACGTAAGTTGAATGCCAAGGATCGGTTTCGTCGATGTGACCACCCATCTCACTATGTAGGATGTAATCCATGACAGCGAGACAAGCGTCTTTTGTTGGTATAGTTATTTCTTTCATGTTGTTTAGTCGGTTATAGGTTCTTTACGTAATCTTCGATGCACTCGTACATAGATTTATCGATCACGTAAAATTTAGATTCCTTAAAATCCTTCATGTGTCGCTTGCAACTTTCCCACACTTCGTCGCAAGGTATAAAGCGAAAAAGGTCGGTGTATGCTTCGATTAAGTGAGTCATTAAGTAATGGTGGTATGCTTCTTGTTCGTTCATAAGTTGTTTAGTCGGTTACGTATTCAACGGATTTGATCTTGATCTTTACTAAGCGTTGAGTGGACGTGGTTGCATTCTCCATAAACCCACGATGTAAAGGTACACCTTTAATTAAATCTTTAGCCTTCATGTTCATCGCCATTTCCACTAATAAGATACTTGGATAGAAAAACTTTACTCGTCTTTCATCTTCCTCAAACATTCCGTAAAGCGTGTCAGCTTCTTCTCCGTCCGATTTATAGTCAGTAATCATAGTTCTATTGTTGTGCGTGTTAATTGTTCTTCAGCGTCTCTAAACATTCTTACACCGAAATCATCTAACCAATGGACAATCACGTCCTTACCTTCTGCGGGATAGCGTTTAAAGTGGGCGATTAAATCGTCAATACTTTCTTTCGTCGGCGTCCAATGCGTCGCACCTGTTAGCTTGTCGATTGTTAGTGCTAAAAACTTTATAGGTTTGTCACCAACGATATAAAAAGGGACGTAGTCTTGGTAGTTAGTCTTCCAGTAGCCTTGAGAATCATATTCACCTGTGTATAAACAACAACGCCACGTAAATTGAGGAACGACATCACTTGACGATAATGCTGATTCTTCTGCTGGAACCGCTGATAAATTAATATCAAATCCGTCAATGTTGTCCCACAACTCGTAAGGATCAGATTCAGTATTTTTGTAGTTATCAATGTTTTCGATATGGTTCTTAGCAAACGCTTTTGCTTTTTCTAATATTTCGATTGTTATCTTCATAATTTCGTTTTCTTGTTTTTAGTCGGTTAATAATTAGTTATAGCGTTCGCATAACGCAGTTAGTTCGTCGTCCTTATCGAGCATTGAAAGAGACTCGTCGGGATTAGTCTCGACCCAAAACGCCCAACCTTCTTTCCAATCGGATTCGTTGTAGTCGATCCACTCGCCCGAACGCTCTCGGTTAATCTCGTTAAGAACTTGCGACAATGTCCACGTATGAACGCGGTTGTTGTCGTGTTTGATTTTGTATGTGGTTGTTATCATGTTTTCCGACGATGTGAAAAAAGCGAAAAGACGCAAGCACTAATTTTTTAAAAACACGTAAACACCGCTTAAACACTAGCGAACACGTACATAAAAAATTTTAGTCGGTTAGTCGGTTAAAAAAATTTAAAGCGATTTTGGACGCGAGATTGACGCGATAAAACGCGATTGGAAAACGCAAAAAATGCGAGACAAACGAACGATAAAACAACCTTGCCGCATATTTTTATTGAGACCGATTTGAGACCAATTTAAGACCTTGCCGCATAT